CCAAGGAACACCCGACCTGCCCGATCCTCGACGCCCCGGACAACTGCCACTTCGAGATGCGTTGCGAAGACTGCGACATTAAGCACCTGTCCCGCATGCCGCTGGGAGAGGTGGAGGGCCGGTTCGAGCAGGGTCGCGTCACGCGCAACGAGCTGGATGCCTACCGTTGGGCCTGGGCGTTGCTGTCGCCGACCGGCAGCAACTCGCACTGGGCCCGCCAGCCCTACGTCACCAACTCGGACGTCCGGCGCATGGCGCGCAAGCTCCTGCGTATCCGCGGGTTCGCCATCCCTGCTCAGCTCATTGACGATCAGACGGCTGAGGTCGTCGTCCTGCCGGAGGTCACCGAGGCGGTGAGCGCAGCATGATCCGCCCGCCCCTCGTCGGCGCCGCCATATGGAACACCGTCATGAAGCGCGCGGGCGACCGCTGCGAATGCCAGGGTGCCTGCGGCAAGAAGCACGACCCGGAGCGCAAGCGGGTCCAGGGCCGGTGCGACATGACCAACGGCAAGCGGGTCACGAAGCGGGGCGTCATCACCCTGATCGCCACCCCGCGCGACCCGATCAACGAGGGCGACTTCGTCACCGCGGCGTCGCTGCCGCCGAGCCGACTGATCGCCTTCTGCCCCGACTGCTACGACGGCGTCCGCCGGATCATCAAGCGCGCCGAGAGGCGGCTGGAGCCGCAGCCGGACGGGCTGTTTTCGGTCGAGGAGTTCCGCGTCGACCCGAGCAGCAAGAAGCAGGCCGACGTCGGGGCTGCTTGATCCACATCTCCCATACGGCCGCGTCGAGCAACCCCCCAGTGCTCCGCGGCACCCAGGGCCCGCCGCCAGGCGGCACCCCCCCCTCCGCAGGCGGCGGGCCCATCCATCAGCACACCCCCAGGAGAGGCACATGAGCACCGAAAACACCACAATCCCGGCCGAGGTCGCCGCGCACGTTCTGTCCCACTTCGGCCGCGGCGGCTACCCGGCCGGCGACTGGACCGAATCCCTCATCACCCTCATCGACCGCGCCGACATGATCAACCGGGCCAAGCTCCTCGCCACGTTCCCCGAGTACGGGCGTGCGGTCCTGCTCGCCAAGTACGACGAGGAAGGCATCGCCACCCTCCAGCGGATCACCCAGGGCGAGACGGTGGCCGTCGACTCCAACCCGAACGTCCCGTGGTGATGGGCCCCCTCGCCTGCCGCCAGTGCGGTGCCACCGACGGGCCGTTCACCCGGGACGGCCTCTGCGAGAACTGCGAAGACGGCATCACCCAGGCCGTAGAGCCCGGCCTGTACGACATCCCCGCCGAGCTCTACCACTCCGACCCGATCCCCGGCGGCAGCCTCTCCTCAACCGGCGCACGACGGCTGGCCGACTGCCCGGCCCGCTTCAAGTACTTCCTCGACCACCCCGAGCCCTACAAGCCCGAGTTCGAGTTCGGCACCGCCGCCCACACCGTGATCCTCGGCAACGGCCCCGAACTGGTCGTCGTCGACGAGAAGCGCTGGGACACCAACGAGACCAAGGCCCGAGTCGCCGCCATAAGGGCAGCCGGCAAGGTGCCCCTCAAGGCTGAGGCCCGCCAACGGATCGACGACATGGCCGAGGCGCTGGCCAACCACCCCGAGGCATCGGACCTGCTCACCCCGGGCAGCGGCCTCGCCGAACAGTCGATCTTCTGGGAAGAGGACGACATCTGGCGACGTAGCCGCATCGACTGGCTCCGCCCCGAAGAGATCGTCGACTACAAGTCGGCCCGGTCTGTGCACCCCGACTACCTGCAGAAGGCCGTGCAGGACTACGGCTACCACCAGCAGGACGACTTCTACCGGCGCGGAGCCATCCACCTCGGGCTAATCCCGCCGGACGGCTCCTTCAAGTTCATCTTTCAGGAGAAGCAGCCGCCCTACCTGGTGACCGTCGTCGAGCTGGACTTCCCCGCCCGCGTCATCGGCGGCGAGCTCAACGACCGCGCCTTCTGGACCTACGCCATGTGCCGACAGACCGGCCACTGGCCCGCCTACAGCGAAGGCACCACCTATCTCTCGCTCCCCCCGTGGGTGGAGCGCAAGTACGCCGAGGAGACCTCGTGACCCAGCTTCCGCCGCCCACCCGCACCGCCCCGCGCGCAGCGCAGAACGGCGCCGACCAGCAGTTCGCCTTCAAGCCCGCCTCGAAGGCTGGCCGCAAGGCGCGCCTGTCCATCCAGGGCATGTCCGGCTCCGGCAAGACCTGGACAGGCCTGTCCATCGCCCACGGCCTGTCCGAGGGCCGCAAGTTCGCCGTCATCGACACCGAGAAGGGAGCCGCCAGCCTCTACGCCGGACACCACGGCATCCAGTTCGACAGCTGCGCGATGGACCGCTACGACCCCCGCGACCTGATCAAGGTCCTCGACTCCGCCGCGCAGGCCGGATACCCCACCGTCTTCGTCGACAGCCTCAGCCACTTCTGGAAGGGCACCGACGGCACCCTCGACCAGGTCGAGAAGGCCAAGGCCAAGTACGGCGGCAACAAGTTCGCCGGCTGGAAGGACGGCACCCCGATCCAGAACGACATGGTCGCCGCGATCCTCGACTACCCCGGCCACGTCGTCTGCTCAATGCGCTCCTACACGGAGTGGGTGCTAGAGAACGGCAAGCCGCAGCGGGTCGGCATGCGGCCCGAGCAGCGCAAGGGCATCGAGTACGAGTTCGACCTGGCCGTGGCGATGGACCTCGACAACCGGCTCGAAGTCCTCAAGTCCCGCTGCCCCTCGCTCCACCGCAAGGTCATCGACCGGCCCAACGGGGCCCGCGACATCGCCGCCCCGCTCCTCGCCTGGCTCGCCGCCGAGCCCGAGCCCACCACCGAGCAGTAGCCCGCACACGCCGGAAGCCGCCCGCGGGCTATGCGGGCGGCTCCTCAACCCGACAAGGAAACCACGTCATGGCGACGACACCCGAGCAGGCCCGCGCCTGGGCCGCCAGCGAGCTCCGCCGCATCTACTCCACCGTCAGCGACTGGGACACCGCCGTCCTCGACCAGATCGTCCTGCACCTCGCCGCCGCCGGCCAGGGATTCGGCATGAACCAGATCCGCACCATCGTCCCCGAGGGCGACTTCCGCAAAGCAGGCCTGTACTTCCACACCCTTATCGGCCACGACGCCCTTCACCCCGACGCGCCGAAGCTGCTGCACAAGATCGACGAGGAGACGTCGATCAACCCGAAGGCCCGCGGCAAGAAGGTCAACGTCTACGTCCTCACCCACGCCGGCCGGAGGTTCATCCAGGACCGGCAGGCCGCCCGCATCGAGCAGCGGAGGACGGCCGCGTGAACCTCGCCTGGCTCGTGCCCGCCGTCCTCGCCCCGGGCGCCGTGATGGCCGCCCGCACCGTCTGGCGCGAGCGCCGCCACCTCCCCGCCGCGGCCGACAACCAGCCGCCCACCGACATCGCCGACCTCATCACCTGCCGCCGCATCAGCGCACTGCCCACCGCCAGCCCGGCCCGAGAGGAGAAGCCGTGACCACCGCCGCCCGCGAAGCCCCCCACCACCGCAACCTCACCTGCGTCAAGGAATACCGCTGCCGGCGGCCGGCGTGCCTCGCCCGCAGTGCCGACTACGACCGCACCCGCAACCGACTCGTCGCCTACGGCCGCTGGCAGCCCCTTATTGACGCCGAGCCCGTTCGACAGCACATCCGGATGCTCTCCAGCTACGGAATCGGCTGGCAGCGAGTGTGCCGTCTCGCCGGTGTCTCCAACGGCGGCATCTCCCGCATCCTCTACGGCGCCCCACACGAAGGCCGCGGCCCCACCAAGCGGGTCCGCACGGCCACTGCTGACAAGATCCTCGCCGTCCGGCCCGTCTTCGAGCATCTCGCCCCCAACGCCCGCGTCGACGGCACCGGCACCCGCCGGCGGCTCCAGGCCCTCGTCGCCAACGGGTGGCCACAGATGCGCCTCGGCCGCGAACTCGGCATCAAGCACCACCGGCTCATCTGGGACCAAATCCGCAAGGGCACCGTCTCCGCCGACACCGCCCGCAAGGTCCGCGACCTCTACGAGCAGTTGTGGAACGTCGACCCCGCCACTCGCGGCGTCCCGCACCGCTACATCGAGCAGGCCAAGAAGGTCGCCGCCGCCAACGGCTGGGTACCGCCCGCCGCCTGGGACGACGACTACATCGACAGCCCCGCCGCCACGCCCGATCTCGGCGACGAGGTCGACCGGTACACCGCGATCGCCGAAGATGCGCGCTGGCTGATCAGCACCCAGGACTACACCCGCGCGCAGGCCGCACACCGGCTCGGCATTACGAAAGCGCATCTCGAGCGCGCCCTCTCCCAGCGGCCCGAGACCGCCCTGGAGGTGGCCGCATGACCGAGGCCATCCACCTGTTCGCCGGCTCCGGCGGCCTGGACGCGGGCGCGCTCGCCGAGGGCGTCCACGGGCAGGGCATCGAGTGGGACGACAACGCCGTCGCCACCCGCCGCGCCGCCGGACTCGCCACCATCCACGGCGACGTCCGCAAGCACGGCCCGCAGGACTTCCCCCGCGCCACCTTGCTCACCGCCGGACCGCCCTGCCAAACCTTCACCGTCGCCGGCGGCGGAGCCGGGCGCTTGGTCCTCGCCCAGCTCATCGAGGCCGTCAAGCGCATGGGTGCCCGCGAAACCGTCGACCCGACCCTGCTCGGAGACGAGCGGACCGGGCTGATCCTCGAACCGCTGCGCTGGATCCTGACCGACCTGGACGCGGGCTGCGGCTACGAGGCGGTCGTGTTAGAGCAGGTGCAGCAGGTGCAGCAGGTGTGGGACGCCTACGCCGAAGTGCTGCGCGCCGAGGGCTACTCGGTGGCCACCGGCGTGCTGCGCACCGAGCAGTACGGGGTGCCGCAGACCCGCCGCCGGGCCGTCCTCGTCGCCCGGCTCGGCGGCGAAGCGGAGCTGCCGGAGCCGACCCACCGGGCCTACCGCCGCGGCGTCCCGCAGCATGAGGGAGACCCGCAGCTGAAGCCGTGGGTGTCGATGGGGGAGGCCCTGCCGGACCGGGGCCCGTTCACGGTGATCTCCAACTACGGCACCGGCGGCGACCCGAAGAACCGCGGCCGCCGCACCAGTGACGAACCGGCGTTCACCGTCACCGGAAAGATCGACCGGCTGCGGCTCATCGACCCGGACGGCCGGGAGCTCCCGCGGCTCACCCCATCCGAAGCCGGCCGGCTGCAGGGCTTCGGCGCCGACTGGCCCTGGTCCGGCGGCGACATCCCGCAGCAAGTGGGCAACGCCTGCCCCGTGCCGCTCGCCGCCGAGCTCATCCGGGCGGTCACCCAGTGACCGCGGTCCGCCGGCCGCGCGCCGGACCCTGACCGGCCAGCACCGACAAGCCCGCCCCTCCACAACAGCCAGAGAGAGAACCCTCGTGCTGACACGCCTACCGCTCAGGGAGTTCGACCCGGGAGCCCGGACGCGCGAACTCGTCCGCCCAGAAGAGGATCCCGGCCTGGTGCCGCGCACGGCCCTGTACCGCTTCTACGACTGCGGCAAGGCCCTGCTCTACGTCGGCATCACCGGCCAGCCCATCGAGCGGTGGGCGAAGCACCGACGGAACGCCGAATGGTGGCCGGCCGCCGCCTACGTGGCCGTCGAGATCCACGCCACCGAATGGCGAGCGCTCCACGCCGAGCGCACCGCCATCCGATCCGAAGACCCCAAGTTCAACAAGCGCAGCAAGAAGGGAGGCAAGTGATGGCCCGCGGACACGGACGCATCCTCGCCAGCATCTGGGACGACGACGACTTTCTCGCCCTCGACGAGCGCGAGCAGCGGATGTACCTGTTCCTGATCTCGCAGCCCAACCTCAACCACGCGGGCCTGCTGGACCTGACTCTGCGCCGCTGGTCCCGCAAGGCCCGCGGCCTCAACTCGGCCGAGGTCGAGAAGCTCCTCCAGGCGCTGGAGGCCGCGCGCTTCATCGTCGTCGACGACGACACCGAGGAGCTCCTCATCCGCTCCTTCATCCGGAACGACGGCGTGTGGCGCATGCCCAAGGTGATGGGCGCCATGGTGTCCGGCGCGCTGGAGATCTCCTCCCGTCGGCTCCGGCGGGCCCTCCTCGCCGAAGTCGACCGCATCCCGGTCGACGAACTCAGCGACGAGCCGGGGGCACGGGGGCTCTCGATTCGGCAGCAGGTGTCGGAGCACATCGAGACCCTGCGCAAGGCCTTCCGCGAATCCGATCCAACCCCCTCCGGAGGGGGTTCCCGAACCCCCTCCGGAACCCCTTCGGGAACCCCCTCCGATACCCCTGGGGAAGGGGGTCCGAAAGGCTCTACGCGCGGGCGCGCGCCCGCATCACGCGCGCATTCCCCTACCCCTACCCCTGCCCCTGCCCCGGAAGAAGCTTTCGGGGTTGAGGCCGGAGACCGTGAGCCGGAGGGTGCGGAGGCTGACGCCTCCGCGACTCCTCCTCCTCGCCTGGATGTTGAGCGCGTCTGCGAGCACCTGGCCGTCGTGATCGAAAAAGGCGGCACCAAGAAGCCGCGGATCACGAAGACGTGGCGCAACGACGTCCGGCTGCTGCTCGACGTCGACGGCGTAACCGTCGAGCAGGCCATCGCCGCCATCGACTGGGCCCACGCCGACGACTTCTGGAACGCCCACATTCTCAGCCCCGGGAAGCTCCGGGCCAAGTACGAAACCCTCCGCCGCCAGGCCACCAGCGCCCAGCGCAAGCAGCGCCCGGCCGGCCCGTCCACCGCACCCCGAGAAATCCCGCAGGAGGAGATCACCGATGCACTCCGCTTCGGCTGACGAACTCAGCCCCCGCGCATCCGTCCTCGCCGAACGGCGCCTGACCGCCATCGGCCAGTTCGACACCCGCATCCCCGCCATCTACCGCCAGGCCTACGACCTCCCGCAGGAAGTCGCCGACTGGATCGCCGGCTGGGGCGGCACCAGCCTGTTCCTCACCGGCCCCATCGGCGTCGGCAAGACCCACACCGCCTGGCACACCTGCCGCCGCTGGCTCGAAGCCCAGTACGCGCCAGGCCAGCCGTGGCAGGGCACCCCCATCATCAAGATCTACCGGTCCACGGCCCTGTTCGACGCGCTCCGCCCGGACGCCCCCGACGGCGAAGGTCGCGCCCTGGTGAAGGAACTCCAGCGCTGCGACCTGCTCTTCATCGACGACCTCGCCGCGGCCCGCCCGTCGACGTGGACGCAGGAGCGCCTCTTCGAGCTGTTCGACGAGCGGTACATCAACCGCCGCCCCGTGATCCTCACCTGCGACGTGCTGCCCAACCAGCTGTCCGAAGTCGTCGGACCGCGCGTCGCATCCCGCCTCGCCGAAATGTGCCGCGGCAGCGTCGTCCTCCTCCAGGGCAGCGACCGCCGCAAGGGAGCCGCAGCGTGACCACCGACATCGACATCTGGGGCCCGGACGCCGCGCCCGACTCGTCGGCGCCCGCAGACCTCGAGGCCGAGCGCATCCTCGCCGCCACCGTCATGGCCCAGCCCAGCCTCGTCGACGACCTCGCCGCCGACGGCTTCGACCCCGCCGACATCAGCGACGAACGTCTCCGCATGGTTTGGTTCGCCGTCGAAGACCTCGCCCCCAACCTCACCTCCGGCGACATCCGCTGGGAAGCCGTCGCCCGTAAGCTCGCCGCCTGGCACGCCGAAGGCCGCATGGCCGCCCGCCCCCTGACCGGGCTCCAGCTCTCCGAGCTGTACAACCAGGCCATGCCCGGCGCTGCCGGCTACTGGGCCGAACGCGTCACCCGCGTCGCCGTCGCCGCCCGGGCCGCTGCCCTCGGCGTCACCATGCGCCTCAAGGCCACCTCGCCCGCCTTCGACCCCGACTCGGACGTCGCCGACTTCCAGGCCGAGATCGACAACCTCGTCCGGCCCGCCGCCGTCTCCCAGGCCTCCGTCCTCGGGGATCTGCTGCCCGCCGTGCTCGAGCGCGCCACCACCCCGCCCACCGCCGAAGACCGGATCCCCACCGGCTTCATCGACCTCGACAGCCTGCTTTCCGGAGGCTGGGCGCCCGGTCAGCTCGTCGTCGTCGGCGCCCGGCCCGCCATGGGCAAGACCACCTTCGCCTCCGGCATCGCCCGCGCCGCAGCCATCACCAACAAGATCCCCACCTACTTCGCGTCGCTGGAGATGGGAAAGGACGAACTCGCCAACACCATGCTGTGCGGTGAAGCCCGGATCGCCCTGCACCACCTCAAGCAGGGCATCGTCGACGACACCGACCTCGCACGGGCTGCCCTGAAGCTGCCGGCCATGGCCGAAGCGCCCCTGCACCTCGACGACAACGCCCTCGTCACCCTGCCCGGCCTGCGCGCCGTAGTCCGCAACCTCGTCCGCACCGCCGGCCTGCGCCTCCTCGTCATCGACTACCTGCAGCTCATGCAGGCGCCGCGCGCCGAGTCCCGCCAGGTGGCCGTGTCGATGCTGTCCCGCGGGCTGAAGCTCCTCGCCAAGGAGTTCGGCATCACGGTCGTTGTCCTCGCCCAGCTCAACCGCGGCCCCGAGCAGCGCACCGAGAAGAAGCCGATGGTCTCCGACCTGCGTGAGTCCGGGTCGATCGAGCAGGACGCCGACATCGTGATCCTGCTGCACCGCGAGGACGCCTACGAGAAGGAATCACCTCGAGCGGGCGAGGCCGACCTGATCGTCGGCAAGCACCGCGGTGGGCCCACCGCGACCATCACTGTCGCCGCCCAGCTGCACTTCAGTCGATTTGTCGATATGGCCCAGACGTGAACGCGCAACCGGATCCCGCCGACTTGGCGGCCATGCGCGAAGAGGGCGACCTGCTGCCGTACCTGCTGTCCCTTACCGGCCGCACCCCATCCAAGCCCAAGCCGGCCAAGACGGAGACGCCCAAGCCCTGCTTCCACATACCCCGCCCCGGGGCCTGGCCGTGCGGTACCGCCGCCTCCGGCCCCACCCCGAAGCCGTGCGGCAACTGCCCGCCCGCCGCGCGTTGACGCCCGCCTGACCACCCACACAAGGAGACACCGATGAGCACCGACCGCCGACTGCACCTGATCATCAACGAGCCGGAGCCCGGGGAGTGGTTCGGCCGCCTCGACGTCGTCGAAGCCCTGGAAGCCGCGGGCTGGACTGGCGACGCCGACATGCCGCTGAGCATCCTGCGGCATCCATCCGGCGCTACCTTCGCCGTGATCAACGAGTCCGACGACTCCGGCCTCGACTGCCCGAATGGAACCGTCATCGAGTTCCCCGGCAGCACCCCGACCGTCGTGATCGTCGCCGCGTGCCTCGCCGCGACCGCCACCCCTGCCCCGTGACCGCAGACGGCCCGCTCCGGGGCGTATCCGGAGCGGGCCTGGCACCCACCGTACCCAGACCCGGAGGAACCCGATGACCCGCGCCCTGCTCTGCACCAGGTGCGGCAGCCCTGCGGGCGTCGCCGAGGACGTCGAGTGCCACGCCGACTGGGGCATGGCCGTGATCGACGACGACGGCACCGTCCGTCCCGCCCGCCAGCACATGGAGTTCCACAAGGGCGAGCCCGTCCGCGTGCGCGCCGTGTGCAGCAGCGAGGACTGCGGCCACCAGTGGACGCTGCGCCGCCGCTTCGACCCGACCGCCACCACCTGACCACCCGCCCCGGGCCGCCCGCGCCCGCGGGCCGCCCCCCCCCCCGGGGGCCC